TTCAGCATTTGGACTAGAATCTAATTCAATGACATGCCCTGCTTCAGTTTCAATAACTTGGTTGTACGGATACAAGGCGTTATATGCCGATTCCGGTTCATCCCATGTTCCCGTTGATTGCGCCTTGGATATACTTGTTTTTCTATTTTTAGTTTTAAGAGCAAAATACTTATGTGATTTATCCTCTGCTGCTAATTTATTAGTGTCGGGTTTTTCTGAATACTCGATCTTAGGATACACTCCATTTGGATCTTTGAATGCTTTGGCCTTTACATCCGATGGATTGTTTAAAGGGCCTGAAGATTTAGCTTTTGGATTATTTGGATGATTTAAAAATGATGAATTTTGATCATAATTAGAATCTGCAACATCTGTTCCAGTTTGTATTGGGTTACCTGAAATATCGGTTACTGGATTGCCTGAAGAAGTTGTTAATAAATTGTTCGCAGCTAATTGATCTTGCGCAATTTTCTTATCAGCGTTTGGATGTTTTTCATTTTTGCCTGCAAGAGTACCCATCATTACAGGCTGTTGTCCTTCTTCATTATCTAAGAACCAACCAAATACCCAAGTGCCTTCAACTGGGCCAACAGGTGCAATACCGATACCAGATGTAGCGGCAGATGTTATTGGCTGCATGGGAATAGCCCATGGCAAATCTGCTTTAGGCAACACGGTCAAATCATCTATATGATATCCAAATATTCTTACTTTACATCTACCTAATTTTTCGGGATCTTGTCTATCTTCAACTACCCCTACCCACCAGGTAAAATTTTGTCCGCCATACAGGTTATTCATAATTATCTTTCAAAACGCAGTAGTTGATACATTTGTGGCATCTATTAAAGTTGCGGCAGCAGGATCAAACGAATCTTTTATTATTTCCATAGATATACTATGAGTTAATATATTAATTTTGTGGTTGATTGCAGTTATTAAATATCTTCCAGAATACTTAGGATCAATTTTATCTTTGGCAATATCAGCTTCGCTAGGAGGATCCATATCAGGAAATTTTACATTCATAAATTGCCCAGCTTCTATATCTGTTCGGCCATGTATTATTATGTTTAATTTTAAATTGCTCAACTCTTTTATATTTGATAATCTATTGCCATAAATTTCACCCATGCGTTCATTATAATTCTTTTTAACTCCGGTGTGCAGATTAGGATATTTAGGATAAACACGCACATGAGAATTTACATTTCGGGTAATCGCATTCGTTGAAAATAAAGGAGAAGGATTATATTGTGTCGAGTGTTTATATTTTGAGTATTGCTCAACGTGATCGTATTCTGTAACTTCTTGTTTTTTATTGTATAAATTTAATGAAATTAATTTACTTGCAAAATACCCAGAATCTAATCCTACAACATAGTCAAGTCCATTTTGTACAGATAACTCTGTGATTAAAGTCATCTTTTCTTCTATATCGTCAGTGCCAACAGATACACCGGTTGCTGCATATCTGTAATCACCTATAGAATTTCCATTTTGAAATAAAGTTTCTAAACTACCAAAATAGAATGATTTAGTTGATTCCCAGAATAAAAAATTGCAGGCTTTTCCGTCGCTGGGAATAGTTTTCTTTGCTAACCAATTTATACATTTAAAGGGACTCCACCCATTACTTAGAAATTTCACATTGTTATCTGCACCGGTAAAAACAATTAAGTCTTTACCCATTTTTAAATTATTGTTAAATAAATCTTGTACTATTTTTGTTATATTTCCTTTAAATGGGGAATATAACATTGAATATGAATCTACAATTGCCTCAGGAGAAATTAACTTTAGTTTATAAATTTGAGTATTTTGATCTCTTGCCAAGACTCTATCTTCAACTGTAAAAACTCTAAATATTTTTTCAATTTTATATTTGTTATCATTATTAAATCCAGGTGTTTTTAAACGCACGCTTAAATATTCTTCTCCGGTAATTGGAAAATGTCTTATTAAATTTGCACTATCTGATAATATTATTTCTCCGCTTATAACATTACTAAATATGCTTTCATATAAATTTAATTCTATAAGATAATCTATTAGAGAGATAGATTTTCCGTTAGTAGATATCAGAGATAATTCTTCGATTGATACTTCGCCTGGGGTCTGTAACCCATCTTGAACCGTGTTACTCATTCTTTTATGATCTTATTAAAATCGGAATCTATTCCCGATACTAATTCGGGTTTTAAAATACTAATACGCCTTCTTTTTTCATTTAGTGAATCCTCATACATAAAGTTTGTAATTGGAAATAAATTATTTGTAGGAGCATTCTGAGATACTATTGGAGAAGAAAATGTTCCGGAACTTTGCACAACTAAAGAAATAGGATTATTAAATGTCGATCCGGGTTGTAGCATTCTATAACCATTGATAATATATTCCGCTTGATTAGCATAATGATGTATATGATATACTTGATTCTTACCATATTTACCACTGCAATATTCGTTCAACATATTGAAATCCATGGGCCAATCAAATCTAGGATCAATAATGTCATTTGCCATTAATATAATCCAATGAAAAGTTGAGTCACCATAAAATTTATCTGCTAAAATTTCAGGAGTTTCTCCGTCACGAATATCATACTTATCAAAAAACGCATCATTGTTTTTTAACTGATCTGAGAATTTTACTCGTCGTAAAATATCAGGCACAAGTTGATATGTACTTGTGTTATCAAGCGTATACGCAAGTAGAGGAAATTTACTAAAAAACATTTAATATCCTTGTCGAATAGAATCTTTAGTTAACAATTCTAATTCTCTAAAACTTAATGTGATGTTAATTTCTGTAGGTGACCCATCTGAAAATGCTGCAAATTGTTCGCCGCCGTAATCTACAGACATATCAGTTAAAGCACATTGAGAAATTCTATTAAAGTATGGGTTTTCTTTATTTTTATAATAATAAACAATCTCAAACTCCGAAGGGTAAATGTAAAAATATCCTCCCTTAGATAATTCAGGGTGCATATGTTCTTTAAATGTTTGAATAATGTTGTATACTGCTTGAGACTCTGTTCTGTCTTTCGGCATAAATCTATATCTAAAATTAAATTGTCTATAATCAACACCTTCAAAAAATACCTCTCTAAACGGATTTGTTCTAACCTTTGCACTTAATTGCGCAATATCTCCCAAACCTGCTGACCCAAACCCCGGCAACATTGATGGGATTTTAGCTAACTGTAATGCAAATGCTGATCCAAGTTCTCCGCCACTATTTTTAAAAGATTCGGTTATTGATGAATTATCGGTTAAAAATCCTCCCAATATACCCATATCTTTGTCTTGATAATTTATGCCATATTTTACACTAGGTCTTTCTTCAAGATGCAATGTTATAACATCTTTTAATCTTGATTTATTATCAGGCCTTAATGTATCACCCAATGTAGCTGCAGCTACAACCGCCCCAGCGGTTCCTGCTGTTACCAGAGCAGTTTTTATACCTACCGCGCCTGCTCTACTAGGATCATCTATTGCTGTTTGTAATGCAGCAGCAACGCCTGTTGCCGCAGATAAGGCTCCTATTTTAGTAACAGTTCCTGTACCGGAGGCTGTTAAATCATAATTATCTGATCTTCTATTTCTTACATTAACATCGGCTTTTTGATAAGATTCAAAAAATTTAGATTTACCTCGAATATTAACAAAGAATGCTACATAGTGTTGTAAATCCGGAGATTTGCCCACACCGCTAGGATATGTATACTGGTTAACATTATACTTGTTAGATTCCGGGAAACTAAAGGGAGCGTCGTATTTCTTAGCTCTATTTTCCGTATATTCTCGTATGTCTTTTGGGATATCTGCCATATTTTGCCTATAAATATTATAGTTATTAATTATTTATATGAGTTATGTACACCAAAACCTACAAAGGCCGATTTAGGGTATTGAATCCTGCAAAATATAAAGGCGACATTACTACGGTAATCTATAGGTCTCTATGGGAACTTAGATTTATGAAATGGTGCGATCAGAGCCCCTCAATTATAGAATGGGGATCTGAGACCGTTATAATACCCTACGTGTCCCCGGTTGATAAAAAGGTGCACAGATATTTTGTAGATTTTTATATAAAAGTTAAATCTAAGAACAATACGACTGAGAAGTTCCTCATAGAAATAAAACCCGAAAAATTTACTAAACCGCCAGAAATCCCTAAAAAGAAAACAAAACGGTTTATTGACGAAGTTTTCCAGTACGGCGTAAATGAAGCTAAATGGAAAGCAGCTTTTGAATT